TGCGGTGAATACGGCGAAAAACTCGGCCGTCCACATCACCACGCCATACTCTTCAACTTCGACTTCGAAGACAAAATATTTTGGCAATCAAAAAATTTCTATACATCAGAAATATTAAAAAAACTCTGGCCGTATGGTCACCACGCAATCGGCCACGCTACCTTTGAATCAATCGGCTATGTAGCTCGATATATTCTAAAAAAAATCTCTGGCGAACCCGCGTTCGGCCATTATCAAGGCCGAATACCTGAATACAACACCATGTCCCGGCGACCTGGGATCGCCCGTGCATGGTATGAAAAATACAAAGACACCGATGTCTTTCCACGCGACTTCATCGCACTTAATGGGCACAAGCTAAAAGTGCCCAAATACTACTCACGTCAATATGAATTGACAAATCCTCATGAATATGGTCTTCTTAAAGACGTGCGAATTGAAAAAGCTAAACTCAATCCAAACAATCATCCGGACCGCCTCAAAGCGGCCGAACAAATCCAATTATCCCGCGATCGCCAAATCACACGTAAATACGAAAATGGAGAAACTCATGCTTAAAATCTTCGCATGTTACGACAAAAAATCTCAGGCGTACACAACGCCTAACTTCTTCACTCACGCCGGACAATGTCTCCGTGCGCTTGAAGATCTCGTTAACGAGAAAAATCCGAATTCAATGATCTCATCTCATCCCGAGGACTTCTCTATATGGCACCTCGGAGAATTCGATGAAATATCCGGAGAAATAACTCCGGTAAAACCAACACACGTACAAGAGGCCGCTGGCCTCGTAAGGGGAAAATAAAATGCCCCCCACAAAACAAAAATTCGTCTGGGACCCAAAAGCACCCGCTGTCTACTTTGACCCCGATGACCCTAAATCAAAAAGCGTGACCAATCAATCTGACAAGGACTCTGCCGACATCAACATCATCATGGAACGCTATCAAAAAACTGGTCTTATCGCCGGTCAAAATCGTGCGCCTATGTACGGTGACTTCACCGTCCTTCCCAATTACTACGAATTAAATAAAACTCTTGCAGGGGTCAATCAGGCTTTCGAAGCCTTACCTGCCAAAACGCGAAATCGTTTTGAAAATGACCCCCAACAACTCATCGACTTCTTGCTCGATGAAAAAAATGACGCGGAGGCTATCAAACTCGGCTTAAAGACCGAAAAACCTCCCGTCGAAAATCAGGAAAAAAAACCTGAGGCAACGCCGAAGGTTGCGCCGTCCTCGGCGGAAACTCCTGAAAAAAATGCGCCAAAGGCGCCTAAAAAACAGGCCGAAGAATGAGGCCGTCAGAACAGGCTCTACTTGATATAACTGTTCTGACTGACGCCAAAGGACAAAAAGTGCTCTTTAAAATTACTTGGGTTGCTCCCTCTGTCGGTGAATTCTCAACAAATGATGTTCCTCCAGAGGAACTTATTCCCGAACTCGCCAAACTTATAGTTGGCAAAAAATTAATCAAATCAGTAACCCAACAGGAGCACTCAAAATGAAACTTCCTTCCGGTACCGGAGCACAACATCGTTTCGCCGAAGTCCCTCAGGCAAATATCGAACGCTCAGCTTTCGATGTAGGCGAACGTCATCTATTCACTTTTGACCCCGATTATCTCTATCCGTTCTATATTCAAGAGGTTCTTCCCGGCGACTCTTTTGTCGCGGATTCAAACAAATTCATCAGAATGCTTTCGCCCCTCAATAAACCAATCATGGACAACATGTATCTCGATACGTTTTGGTTCTTCGTACCAAATCGTCTTCTCTGGTCAAACTTTAAAAAATTCATGGGCGAACAGGCTACACCAGCCTCATCTATCTCGTTCACAAAACCGCAAGTCGTTGCGGACGGCTCAACTGGCTTCGTCCTCTCATCTCTGTCCGATTATTTCGGACTGCCTTTGGCTGTCAACTCTCTCTCTGTCGATGCTCAGTTTCATCGCGCATACAATCTAATCTGGAACGAATGGTTCCGTGATCAAAATATCCAAGACTCAGTCACCGTAAATCTTGGTGACGGTCCTGACGCGATAACTGACTATACACTCCTCCAACGTGGCAAACGCCACGACTACTTCACTTCCTGCTTACCTTGGGCACAAAAAGGGACCGCTGTGTCCCTCTCACTTACCGGCAATGCGCCGGTTACCGGAATCGGTAAAGCAAACCAGTCTTACAATCTCACAACGCAAACCGCTTATGAAGCGGACGGGGCTTCTCACGTCTATCCGTTTGCTTATTCAATCCCAAACTTTGACACATTCGTCAAAGGAAATGCTGCGACTGGTGCTTATCCTCAGATCTTCGCAAATCTGTCTTCTGTCTCTGCTTTCACAATAAACGCGCTACGTCTCGCGTTTCAAACTCAAAAAATGCTCGAGCGTGACGCTCGCGGTGGTACACGCTACACCGAAAAAATAAAAGCACACTTCGGCGTCACTTCTCCGGACGCCCGTTTACAACGCCCCGAATTTCTCGGGGGAAAATCTTCAAATATCCAAATCTCTACTGTGCCCCAAACTGCACCAACATCCGGAGCATCAAATAATCTTGGCTCTCTTGGAGCCTTTGCTCTCGGAACAAACACCCGTGACGGATTTACAAAATCGTTCACGGAACATGGAATTATCATGGGTCTTCTTATGGTCAGGGCTGACCTGACCTATCAACAGGGCCTGGATAAAAAATTTACACGTTCAACTCAGTTGGACTACTACTGGCCCGCACTCGCTCATATCGGCGAACAAGCTGTTCTCACAAAGGAAATCTACTGCGACGGCTCCGCTACGGATGCCGTTGTCTTTGGTTATCAAGAACGCTATGCCGAATATCGCTACGGCCGTAATCGTATCTCCGGACTCTTCCGGTCTACGGCCGCTTCAACTCTCGACGTATGGCATCTGGCTCAAAAATTTGCCAGTGCTCCAACGCTCTCAGACACATTCATCAAAGAAACGATGCCGGTAACGCGCATCGAATTCGTAACTACTCAACCGGCTTTCGCTGTTGACTGTTTCAATCAAGTCAAAGCAATCAGACCTATGCCGGTTTACTCTGTCCCTGAAAAAATGGACTGGTTCTAATGCTTATATTGGCTCTTTACTTCATAGGAGTTCCCTCGTGGATACTCCTTATCATGATGTTCTTTAAAAATAAAGAGCGCACGTAAGTGCCGCCTCTCGTTCTTGCATCTCTCATCACCGGCGGGCTTGGCCTCGCCGGTGGTCTATTCTCTGCCAAATCCTCAGCCGACTCTGCGGCTAAAGCAAACCAAGCCTCTCAGGACTCTATAATTCAACAGGAGGGCTTTCAAGAGCGTATGTCAAATACTGCTCATCAACGCGAAGTCAAGGATCTTGAGGCCGCTGGCCTCAATCCAATTCTCTCTGTAAATTCCGGCGCATCAACTCCCGCCGGCGGCTCAACTGTCTATCAAAATCCGGAAGCTGATCTTCCGAAAAATATAAATGCCGCAACAAACTCAGCGTCAGCTACTCTTCTTGACGCCGCGGCGAAAAAAGCCTCCATCGACTTAACAAAATCACAAAAGGCAAATTTGGATGCAAATTCTGCCAAAACTATTGCGGATACTACAATTCCGCAACTCAAATCTCAACTTATTAATCAAATAAAAGATTCTTTTACTAACTCTGCCCGGCTTGTAACTGAAAATGCCGGACCAAAAGTACCTGACGTATCTCGTCAAGCTCTAACCGCCTATAATACTGGCGGAATGTCTTTCACCGGATAAACTGGAGAAAACAATGCATAAATCTGTCATGCACTCAAGCAAAAAAAAATCGCACCGCGTACCTCGTAAAAAATCTAAACGTCTCTTCTCAAATACTGCCGCACCTACCCCGTCACCTCACTCCGGACGCCCAATGCGAGGCGGAATCCGCCTATAGGGCATTATGCCCTGTTACCACCCATTAAATGGTTGGGAAAACCCGGAAATACGTACTGCTGACGGAAAAAAGAAGATATTCTTCTTTAAAAAACCCGGTCCATATCCCGGAATGGCTCAATGCCTTGTACCGTGCGGACAATGCCGAGGGTGCCGCCATGCGCGCGCTCTTG